GTATACTCCCTGAACTTGGTATTTCCTGGCAGAGTAACGACTGCATATAGACTGCATATAATCTTTAACACCTTCATATGATATCCCCTCATTAACTTCAAAGGGAGCACCATAGTATTCATTATTTTCAAAAGAGTAAGTATAATCGTGTCTATCGCAGAAGGATGCTATTTTATCAAGCAGTCCTATATAAATTCTTTTTGTTCTTAGATCAAATAAATGTATCTCACCATTCCAATGCTTATTACGGTATTGTGGCATAAACTTTGCTCCGGCCACTTCAAACGTAAAGTGGTCGCGTAGTTCATACTGAATGTGTGGGTCTGCCTTTACAGTAAGATAAACCTCATTCAATTTACTGATAATAACATCAGTCCTCACTTAACCCATAGCATCTAGGTCTATTTATTAGGTATTGTCAACCTTCTCTCTGTTAATAATTTTCTGAACTGTTCCTCTATTCATCCCTAATGACTTTGCGATAGTTCCATACCCCTGTCCTTCACTCCTCTTACTCATTATTTCTGCAACCTGATACTTATCGAAAGTTCTTTTCTTACCAAACTTAACCCCTTTATTTTTTGCCTTTTCTCTACCAATCCTACACAACTCATACATATCAACACTTGAGAGCATATTATGAATCATATGATGATGTTTTTCACAAAGAGTTATAAAATTATCTTCATCATCAGTTCCTCCTTTAACTTTAGGGATGACATGATGGTGATGTAAATTTTCTTTACACCCACATAAGACACAAAAATCAAGTTTCATCCCAACCCCGAATTAAATCTCATAAACTCAATTGCATTCTTGATTTGGAATGTTCTATTCTGTATTACTTTTAATATACTTTCAAGATATACTAACATCGTATCATAATATTCTATCTTTAAAGATGATGTTGAAAGTTTCTCGTCTGCATCCAAATACTTCTGCATAGTATCCTTATCCCTTATCTTCTTTGGGAAAGGATTGTCTTGATATACTTCTGGGTCTGATTTCCCACTAAAATACTCATACCGTTCGTGACGGATATTCTTCCTTTGTTGATCTGCTCTTTTTCTTAAAAGAAAAATTTTATTATAAATGTCAAAGTACTTCGCATGAAGACAAGGTATATTCAAGGATTCATCATGTAGATTATCTTTATCTATTATTGAATCTTTTTCCCACATCCTCTGGAGATCATCCAGGTCAATCATAAAGGTTTATTCTGTAAATCAGTTAGTTTGTACATAGTATACTTGAAACTTACGTCTGCTGTAAAGTAATCTATATCTGTATCTGTAGCATCAAAAGTCAGAGTTGTCAATGAATACGGCCATAGTTCATTGAAATTAACATTGAACTTTCCTACCATATTACTACTCAGAATCTGAAGGGTTCCATCAGAATAAATTTGATCACCCATCTGCTTATAACTTCTAGGAAGGGACTTAGATCCATCCTTTTCTAACTTATCAAACTGTTCAGTACTCTCTGGGTATCCTAAACCTCTTATCCAATTTTGAATCTCCATATAATTCTTAAGATCTTCATCAACCAAGAATCTTAAATTTAGATCACCAAAGTCAACCTTATCTCCAGGAGTTGGAATATCTCTTAAAGGGTTTGGTTGTATTGCAACACCAAGATTTAGATCTGGTATATTTGCTTGATTACAAAAGAATGCAACTCCAGGACTTCTCTGCAGACTAAATTTAAAACCTACAGGTGCTAGGAAATTCCTATTCTCAAGTTGTGACGTTCTCGTAGCCATTAGTTCGTGCAGGTCTCCTTATATATTTAGATTAGTATTGATTCCTTCATACCAATTTCTAAAGGAATATGCAGGCCATTGACCATATAATTTATTACCACCTATACCACCATAATCAGATGGTAATGTATCATAGATATTATTCTTAGAAGTCCATTCATAATATTTTTTAAATTTCTCATCATAATCAAAGGTTAATGATTTTGCATACTTCCAAAAAGGAGTATCATACTTAGATCCTGCTTGATAATGCCATAATAAAAAATTCTGACATTCTATCATATACTCTTTAGTATTTTTTCTTATTTGATTTAAATCAACTTTTCCTGGTACATAATAATCAAAGAATGCTCTTGCTATTTCAATATAAGTTTGTGTTGAAGAAGATTCTAATGGTTCCAAGAAAAATAATCTATTTCCATTTAAAAATATTCTATCATCTATTACAGGATCTTTAGCTACATAATTTCTATAATTAAGATTCTTTTGAATCTCAACATCAAACATATCTAAAAAATTCTTTGATGCTTCTTCCTTAGTTGTTATATCACTATTATAACAATACCCAACACAATAATCATTAGAAGGTGAAGATTTATCAGTTGGAATTACAAATGTCCATCCATCGGGAGTTGTAATAGCACGACTCCAATGTTGATCAGATAAATCCCAATTAGGTTTTCCCAAGAGACATGCATTAGTTGGATTTATTAGTTCATCATATTCAGAATAATCTCTTGGTTTTCCTTGACAATCAAAAACATAGTCGCCATCTACTTTATCAACATCTAATACATTACTTTCAGTTACTTTAAAATGTCCACAATTTAATATTGATTCTTGCATTTCCCAAGGACAATAATGCATTGCCATATGATCTCCTGGAAAGGGATGGAAAAATTTATCATTTTTTTGACCCCAACCTTCATATGATATCCCACTCTTAAATGTTGCATGTATTTTATTCTCATACCAATTAAATCCAGTAGCAGCCCATAGGAACTTTGGTGGATCTAATGTTGTTGCTTGACCAACTCTTTCTGGTGGTATATCTGGATTATATATTAACTCTACTTCAATATCTTTATTTTTTCTACCATAAAATCCACAATACAATGCTGTAAAGCATCCTGCATTACCACCACCAACTACTGTTATTTTCTTCATTTAAAACCATAATTGAGTGAGGTTTCTTCGCCCCTGGTATAGAAACCTCAAAAGATTATTCCAGAGCAGTCTAGGTAGCGATGCCTTGACAAGATTATTATAGCATAAAAAAAGACCTCCTGCAAGAGGAGGTCTTTATGTTGAATTACTTAATCAATTTTACTTGGATCTTCCAGTCCCGCACTTTTCATAGTTTCCTCACCAATTGTTTGTGATAAAGGATTACCATCCTTTTTGGTAATAGTATCAACTTCAATTAATGCATTGCACTTATCAATAATACGTCTAGCGATTAGAACATCTTGTTTTACACCACCAGCACCATCCATAAGTGATTTTTTACCAGTAGGTCTAACCTTTTTAAGGAAACGATCCATATAATATTTAAGTGCATAATTTTTATCACCATACCCAAGATCACCTCCACCAGTAAGCATAAAGTAAATAGCAGCAATCCCACCCAATAAACCAGCATTTATAGGTTTATCATCATCATTCCATTTTGGTGCATACGCATCACTCTTAAGTTCTTGAATCTTTTTAATCGCATGATGAATATTTGATGTTCCATACTTAGAATGTGCTTCCATTATCTTATCATATCCATGAACAGCAACCCCAGTAGGATCACCAATCAGATCAATGTTCACCCCCATATCTTTTAATTTCTCTTCAGTTTCTAGTGCTAGGTCATCACCAATAGCAATATCAGCACGAAGTTTATCAACCTTACCAACATTTCTTCTTCTGAAATTTAATAACTTAAAAAAGTGTGCTTCATCGGCAAGACACTCCTCTAGAGAATAATTTTTAGGATGTCTCCTTACTTGACAAGGCAATTTAAGTTGTTCACCCTGTAAGGTATATAAAATACCGATTATACCTTCGTGTTGACCATCAGCGACAGAATACCTACCATTAGGTCTTTCAAAAACATACAATGGTCGCACTAAATTCACATCAAATTTCTTTGCCTTTCTAATCATTCCTTGATTAATAAGACGTTGAAAATCTGTATCAGAATATAATAAATTTGCGTCTATTAACTCTATTTCAATATAATCTTTTTCTTTAAAAATTTCTTTTTTAGGAGTAAATCCTACATTTGCAGCGAGTTCTGTTAAAGGGACAAGTTTGTCCTCTAATGGATAGTTCATAATAGTACCTTAGTTTATTTTGCGTTGCCTCTCCACGTTTAAGGATGAACAACGTAGGTTTATTTATACACTTGTGTGCATCTTATTATTATAACATAAAAAAAGACCCCCGTAAAGGAGGTCTTTGTAATTAAAGAAGATATAAACTTCTTACATAAGGTTCTTAACAGCAACACGCCTGTAGTAGCGGTTCTGGTTGGCAAGTAATCCGCCAACTCCTTGAGTGGTTCCTTCTGCGAATGGGTTTGCAACAAGACCATATCTTGTCTTAAATCCAATTTTTGGCTGGAAGGAGTTCTCACCCACGGCACGAACCATCTGGAGTGGAACGTAAGGGCAGTAGAATATTCCTGCGTCATAAGGAGATGATCCCTTATAACCAACAACATAATACTGATTGCCACCTGTAGGAGCACCATTGGCACCTGTAAGGTTAGCAGAATAAGGATCGATGTATACACGATACTTACCTTGTAGCACACCAGCGAAGGTGTTACCTGTGTCGTCAACCTGTAGGTTAGCGTTAAGTGCAGGAGTATAATCCAATACACCAGCCATGGTTAGTGCAGACGCTACGTCAGCAGAACACATGATGATGTTGCCCTTTCCGCGACGAGTTCTTTGTGCGATTGCGTTGGCATCTCTTTCAATCTGGAACAGAAGTCCTTTGAACTTCTCAACAGACCATCTTCCGTTAGAGTCGATGTCGAGGTCGAATACACCAGCATTAGCAGTGTTTTGAACAGCTCCTTGCTCTGCAACCTTGTAGATAGTACGGATAACTTCGCGGTTAATTTCAGCGAGGATCTCTGTGCTAAGGATGTTTGCAAGTTCTGCTTCTGCATTCAAGCCGTGAATCGCCTTAAGGTCTTGAGCCAGTTCTAAACTGTACTCTGCCTTTAGTGCTCTTGACTTGGCAGTAACGGTGACTTTCTCAATCGAGAATGCCATCTGGTTGAACGCTACGTTCGAGGTACCTTGAAGGTTCTCAGCGTCTCCAGTAAGCATACCTTCACCAACGTTATATCCGCGAGTAGACGCAGAAGAAACGGGGTTAAGGACCGATGGGTTGTCTCCACTCTGAGATGTAGTACCGAAACCAGCGTTGCCGTCTTCGAATCCACCTTCAAGTGCTCCGCCTTTGTTCTGGCCGGAGAATGCTGTATTTGCTTCGTTATAGAATGCTTCAGTTCCACTGTTAGAAGTGTAACGTGAACGCATAGCGAAGATTAATCCAGTAGGACCACTCATTGGTTGAACACCAGCCAAGTCATAAGCGACTAGGTTAGGCATAGAACGACGAATGAGGCTGATCAGTACAGGGTCGAAACCTGCAACTGGACCTGTTGCTGTTGCTGATCCACCAAAACCACCTGAACTATTAATTCCGTT